TGCACGTACAGCCGCAAACACTGGTGGGCTGTTAAGCGCACCATACTGATCAAAAATACTTACTCTCATAATATACCCGGTTAAATATACACTTAGTTATAAGGAAAACAATGAGTCGTAAATTCTCTGTGGTCACTACATTCAATGCATCCGGCTACAAAAAATACGGCAAAAGAATGATCAAAACATTCCTGAACACCTGGCCTGCAGAAGTTGACTTGATAGTGTATGCTGAAGATTGCGTTGTTGTTGAATCTGCACCCAACTTGCGTGTGTTAGATCTGCACCGCGACAGTCCTGAACTAGTGGCATTCAAAACAAAATGGCGCAGTGTTCCCAAGGCCAATGGTGATGTGTCTACTGACCCCACAAGAAACAATCGCAAAGACGCTGCCAAAAAATTCAAATGGAATGCTGTACGCTTTGCTCACAAAGTATATGCTATATTTGCCGCTGCCCATGCTGCAACTGATTGGCTAATATGGATGGATGCTGACACTGTGTGTCATAGTGCCATCACAATGACACAATTGAACAAGTTGTGTCCCACCACAGCTGACATTTGTTTCTTGGGTCGCAATGGCAAGTACTCCGAATGCGGACTGTATGCTATGAATCTGCGTTCCGCCGGTACAGCGGACTTTCTCAAAGAGTTTCAGCGTGTGTACGACGACGCAGAGAACGGAATATTCACCATGAAAGAATGGCACGACAGCTTTGTGTTTGATGTTGTGCGTAAATCAATAACATTGGCACAACACGATTGGAGCAGTCATTTGATTTCGGGTGAAGGCCACCCACTTATAAATTCTGACTGGGGCGCTTACTTGGATCATCTAAAAGGCGATAGAAAAGATTTAGGTCGTAGTAAAGCCAACGATTTAAAAGTTAAAAGAACCGAGGCGTATTGGCAATGAAAATATTCAAGGAGACTCGCAATGTATGAAAGCCACGGATGGTGGTTCCCGGACACCGAAACACACTTTCCACAAATGCTCAACAAGAGTATCAGCAAAGGCGGACCTGCTGAATATCAGTATCAAGTACGCAACAAAAGTTTAACCTATGTCAACCAGTTTAGAACTGGTATAGACATTGGTGCCAATGTAGGCCTATGGAGTCGGTCGCTTGTGACAAGGTTCGAGCGTGTGATTGCGTTTGAGCCGGTGCCATTGTTTAGAGATTGCTTGCAAAAGAATGTTGCAGGCAACAATTTTGTTATCATGCCAATGGCCCTGGGTGATCAAGACACCACTGCACAAATGACCATAACCCTGGGCAATACCGGACACACTCACATAGATCCTACCAGCATTGGTTCTGGTGATACTACTGTGGTTAAACTAGACAACCTACACATTGATAATGTAGACTATATTAAAATGGACTGTGAAGGGTTCGAGTATCGTGTTATACAAGGCGCAGAGCAGACCATCCGTCAATGGCGTCCCGTTGTGGTTGTAGAGCAAAAGCCACACGACATGTATTCAAAGGAATATGGACAATTTGCGGCCATTGACTTGTTAAAATCATTTGGCATGCGCAAGCTAGACCAAGTTAAAGATGATTGGATTATGGGATGGGAATAAAAATTAGATTTTTCAGTGATGTGTACAAGAGCAAACGAGCCAGTCATCGACTGCGTGGTGATGTAACCTGTCAAGCATTGTTAGAACAAGGTTATGATGCTAAAATTTTAACTGATTGGAGCGAAGTTGACTCAGATACTATTGTTATCTTTTTAAAACACAGTTCAGTAGATAGTATACAACGGGCCCGCAACCTTGGTTCCCGAACAGTTTATGATCTTTGTGACAACAAATTTGGTGAAAAACAAGAGTACAAACCTTGTTGCTTGACTGCAGACTTGGTTTCAGTCAACAGTGTTCAAATGGGCGTGAGTGTAAAAATGCACACTGGAAGAGACAGCATTGTGATGCCTGATCCGTTTGAACGTCCTAAACTGCCCCCAAAATTTTCTCCGGGACATGATATTAACTTGTTATGGTTTGGATCACAGAGTAGTTTTAAGTTTTTGCCCATGGTGGAAATATGGCAACGATTGGAAAAAGAAGTGTGTAATTACTTGTATACCATGGTCAGTGCCAGGATTGACAGAGTCTTTAGTAAATTTCAATTGAGACAACAAAAAGGAGTGGTGGCTGGTATCAATCTAGATCGTGTAAATATGAAAGAATGGACTTGGGAGTTACAAGGCCAACTGTTAGAACAGTGCGACATTGTGTTGATGCCGGTGCAAACTGATAATCCAAGAACTGATACCAAAAGCGCAAATCGTGTTATTGACAGTTTGATCTCAGGCAAATTTGTGATTACCACTCCCTTGGCCAGTTACGAAGAGTTTGCTCCATACACTTGGCAGGGCGACTACATCGAAGGTATTAAATGGGCTCGTGACAATCCTGATCAGGTGATCAACATGATTGCCGCAGGCCAACAGTATACAGAACAAAACTACTCAGCACGGGTGTTGAGCAAGCAGTTAATTGACGAAGTTGAACGACAATTAAATTCAAAGGAGACATAATGTCACATGTGCAACAGATAGAATATGTAAATTCAATCAAATCGAACTATCCTAATTATTTTAAAAATACAAAAGTTTTAGAAGTTGGTAGTTTAGATATTAATGGTAGTGTGAGAACATTTTTTGAAGATTGTGATTATACCGGAATAGATCTTGGCGAAGGCAATGGAGTTGACGTTGTCTGCGAAGGGCAAAATTTTCCTGGCGAGTCCGATTGTTACGATGTTGTGATTTCTTGCGAGTGTTTCGAACATAATCCTTATTGGATAGAAACTTTTGAAAACATGTATAGAATGTGCAAACCCACAGGACTGATAGTGATGACTTGTGCTACCACGGGAAGAAAAGAGCACGGAACGTCCAGGACCTCACCTAGAAAAAGCCCGTTAACTGTGGCCAAAGGTTGGGATTATTATAAAAATTTGACCCAAGAAGATTTTAGAAACAACATGAACTTTGATGGAACATTTTCTAAATACGAATTTTCTGAAAATACAAAATCGTCAGATCTTTACTTTTTTGGCATTGCCGGCAATCCTAAATATTTGTTAAGAAAATATATTCATGCTTGAACAAAAAGTACAAGAACTACTGCAACAACAACTTCCAATCAAGTTGCACCTAGGGTGTGGACCTACCCTCTTAGATGAATGGGTCAATGTTGATGGAGATTACTGTGTAGGGCAACCTGGCGTGATCATACACAACATTGCTGATCCATACCCTATCCCAGATAATTCAGTGGATGAAATACTAACAGTTCATGTGATCGAACACATACCACCCGGTGAGGTTCCTGCGATGATCCTGGAGTGGCGGAGAATTTTAAAACCCACTGGTTTTGTAACAACAGAGTGGCCGGACTTTTTAAAAATGTGCAAATATATTGTGGAGGATCCTAGTAGAATTTATTCAACTGATAAAAAAGTTCAAAAAAACGGACTTACTGGGATATATGGAAACATGAGAAGATACCAAGATATAGCCATGACACACAAGTGGGGATACAGTGTCGAAAGCATGTGTTTGTTGTACCAAGAACACGGATACAGTAAAACAACTGTAGAAGCTCCCAAATATAGAAAAACATTGTCAGACAGTAGGGTGGTAGCATACAAATGACAAATACAAAATCTAAACCATTGCTGGTATTGTATGGGGTTCCATATCAAGGTTGGTCGTTTTTTCAAGACGATTGGTATAAATTTATTGTGGATGAATATTTTGACATAGAATATTATGATGAAAACAAAACTTATTCAGACGATACTACATTTCTAACTGGGTGTAATGTATACATTGATCCCAAACATCGAAATAAATTTATTGATAAAAAATTAATCGTTGATGCTACCTGGGAAAGTTTTGTGGGCAAGTGGGGGAAGAAACTATATCCCAATAGGTCAGATAGGCACTATTTTATATACGGCAATCACGCAACAGAGGCAGTGGAAAATGTATTATTTGTTCCTAGCTATTTCAGATATCACTTTGCTCTTTGGTGGAAAAGGGACGGGAAATATCCTTATATTCCCAGTAGAACATATGACAAAAAGTTTTTAATGCCAATCGGGCACCGAAGGGGTTGGAGAGACGACGTAGTAGATGCGTTAACCCCTTGGCTAGACGAGTCTTTATGGAGTTATGTGTCAAAGGGGCATTTTTTACCCGGGCCAGTTGATCGAGTTGGGAAGAGAATTGATTATTATCAGTTCAATCCCAAGTGGTACGATCAAACTTGTTATAGTATAGTACTCGAAACTGCAAAAGAGTGGGCTGCCATGTCTTTGTTCTTGACCGAAAAAACTTATAAACCAATTGCTTTTAAACACCCGTTTATGCTTATGAGTGCGCCCGGAGCACTTGCTTTTTTAAAATCTCAAGGATTTGAAACTTTTGATAATATATTTGATGAGAGTTATGATACCACTAATGTATTTCAAGACCGGATGGATATCATAATTAACAATATTAAAAACTTTGCAGGTGCCCCGTTTGATCAAGAAACTATCAGGAGAACCGAACATAATTATAATTTGTTCTACAACATGGACAAGGCAATAGCAGGTTTGAAAAATGAACTAATATATCCTATCTTAGAAATTATAGAGAAAAAATAAACACATGTCATCAGAGTACTACAAACAAAGTGTTGAATTAGGACAGCAATTTCAACAGAACAATTCCAAAAACTGGACAGGCAACGACAGCAAAAATTATCACAATTACATACGATTTCTCATGGATCGTTATGCTGCCCGAACTGTATTAGACTATGGCTGTGGCAAAGGTCAACAATACACTGACGTGGTACCATATGGATTGCCCGGTGGTGCCATGAGTGAGCCAATGACTTTTCAGACTCGAATTAATGCTGAATCAGTGTACAAATATGATCCTTGTGTACCGGCATTTGATCAAGAACCTGTTGGGCAACAATTTGATGCTGTCATTTGTACACAAGTACTGGGCAGCATTCCTGATGCTGACATACCCTGGATTAAACACAAATTCATGAACTATGCAACCAAGTTTGTTTTTATAGGACTTCATAGTGACCCGGGCAAGTGTAAAAAACGCATTTATGATCCTGCTTACACCAATCCTTATCGAACTGTAGACTGGTATCAAGAACAATTCAGTGACTGGGCCGGTCCTGATTTGTATTGGTGGGTTAGAGATGCAGATACCAGATGCAACGATTGGTACAAGATATGAAGATAGGATTTAACTGTAGTAGTTTTGATTTGTTGCATGCTGGACATGTAACCATGCTCAAGATGGAAAAACAGTTGTGCGACTATTTAATTGTGGCACTACAAACGGATCCCACAATTGATCGTCCGGGTATCAAAAATAAACCAGTACAAAGCACATACGAACGTTATGTACAGTTGCAAGGTTGCAGATACGTGAATGAAATTTTAGTGTATGATACGGAATTTGATTTGTTACAAATGCTACAAACTCAAACCATACACATTAGATTCCTTAGTGACGAATATATTGACAGGGATTTTACAGGCAAGCAATGGTGTATAGACAACGGGATAGAGTTACACTATCACAAAAGATCACATGTGTATAGTTCCAGCGAATTACGGGCAAGAACTGCTAATTTAGAAAACACCAAAGACAATGTCAATGCATTGCCACAGCACAGCCCAGACTTGTTAACCAAGATAAGGTAAGAATTTTTTGTAGATCAACCCTTGGCGACTTTCCTCGTCGGTCCAGTGACATGCACTTAAATTGTTCAACCAGTTTGTTCGATCGGGCATGGCAGGATTATGAATTGTTGCAGCATCAGTATTGGCCACTTGCCAACACACACTGCTAGGATCATCTACCCATAGCGGAACTCCGTACAGTATTGCGGCAACCCCACTGCTACTGTTAAACACAAAAGCGCCTGCGGCATGTTTTAAATCTTTCACTAAAGAACGTTGGGTTGGATTACTCACTGTGACCCCAGGTTGAATCAATGAAGTTGGATCAGCCATTTTTCCCGGATGCGGGCGTAACACAATGGGCATGTCAGTGTGTTGCTGTATGAGTTTTATTTTTTGTTCAGTCCAAGTCAGTGGGTGCAGACCCTTCATGGTAAACCCACCGTCTCGTTGCATTAGTAGTAGTATGTAATTTCCAGTTGAGCGCCAATCATGTACACTGACTCCAAAATCTTTTGATAATTGATTCCATCTTGAGGAGTCTGAATTTTTATTGGCATAGTTGCCAGTATCATAAAACGGACTGCCTATGCTGTAACGTAGATACCGACTGTCATTGTCTGCAAATTTAAAACAATTTGCATCAATGCACATGGTGTGATTGCCCAACCGCTTTTGTTGTTGTATTATATGTGCTCGTAGTTTTATGTTGGGGGTGTGTTGTTGAGGGCTGGCCCACCCTAACATCACTGCCAACTTTGATGGAGTATATGTATTTTGTGTTTCTACATGCACCCTAGCGCCTTGTGATCGTGCGCCATCAGCAAACGCTGTCAAGGTATCAGCTTTTCTACCTGGGCTTTGTTTTTGCAACGAACTTAGATAAACAACAACGTCAGTCATGTTTGTTTAGTATCCGCCAGGCTGTGCCGTTACGCATTTCGACTTCAGTAAATTGACAATACGATATGTGCCTTGCCCATGCGTATACTTCATCCAATGAAGGAATACGAATATTTTCTATATCTCGTATGTGATGACTGCACAAAGGCGCTGCTGCATTTGGTCCCAGTGTGATTGCAGGCTTGCCCAATAGCAATGCTTCACCGGCTGCAATGCTAGAGAATGTCACTAGACAATGCACATCACGAGACAGGGCCATCTCTATTGTGTCATCAACAAGTCTGGCTGTACGACCTGGCTTGGTGCGCACCACAATTGGACGATCAGTATGTTGTTTTATTTCTGCTTGTGTTTTTTCTAACCAATCTTCGAGAACAATGCCATAATTGTCCAATAGTTTTTGACTAGGAGGAGCAATCAGAATATTTTTACCTGTTCGCATTTTTCTAATTTGCACACCAGTTTTTTCAAATCTGTCTCCGGGTCGTTCCACAATGTCACCAAACCATTGCACATCGTTTTTAGTAATGCGATGATACCATTTTTTCTTAACATTGCCAAAATATCCAGTGTCGATGTAATAAAAAGTTCTGCTGGCCTTGCGGCATGCAATCATTTTTTTCCCTCCAGCAATTCCACGTAACACCACCGGTGTCGATGTAGTTTTTTCTTGAACCCAGCTACTCAGTCTGCCGCCACATCCTTGTACAAAACTTTGCAAAATTGGATCGTATATTTTTCCCTTTTCCTGGTACTTGTCTTGAAGCTCCGGGACATCACCTGATATGGCTGCTACATTTCCTGTGTTTAATAATTTGATCTGATCCACAATAGAATCAATGCTGGTGCCATAGTAATGCCCATCGGGGTCTACTCTCCATTTTAGTATATCTCTAAAAATACTTTTGATAGGGTCAGTGGCCATATCTAACTCGTGTATTCCTAACGGAGCGGGCAAGTTGAAATTTGTTTTGCCGCCGGATTTTTCTTTCTTTCCAAACGTCAATTCCCAATTGCTTGCAAATGTATTTGCATCGACACTCTTAGATTTTGCCACCGATCTGTTACTGCTCATTCTATCAACCTTTGCTGGCAATACTCTGTAAGTATGCGTTCTCTGTGCCAATCTTCACTTTGTGGGGTATCGGCAAACTCGTGAAAGCATGGAGTACCAAGTGTGTAGTGCAGTAACTTAGCGTTGGTATTTGGCCCGTATTCATCAGGCAACCAGTTCCATTCAGGTGGTAGAGCACCTATACGGTCGTTGTCTATCCACGAAAAGCGGTGGAGCTCACTGCCGGTGCTTTGCTGGACGAACTCGGGAGTAAGAGCCCGGTTAGGAAAGCTATTACAATTCCACAGAATAACACTACTCCAATTTTTTCGAGGATAGTCTTCATTTCGTGCTCCTAGATATTTTACAGGCATACAAGTTTTGTAGTCATGCTTGACCACTTGCACATCTTTGTACACATCTCGCAAGTTCCAGAGTTCTGCAATGTCTCCACGCACAATCATGTCACCATCTATAAAGATAGCATGACCAGTGTACTCCATCAAGTGCGGCACTAGAAAACGTGTGTAGATAAAATGATTTGAGCCGTCTGTGTGTGTTTCTGCATAGTCTCGGAACAGATTTAAGGCCACAGGCACAATGGCCACAGGTTGAGAACTATTACGTAT